TGTTACAGTGATAGTATTTGTAGTGCACACTGCTTTATAAGAATAATTTTCTGTATTACTGTTAGAACCACCTGCCTTACTAATAATCACCATATCTGTTGCCGCAATCCCTGTATAAGTGATAGTGGCGACATGCGTAGCTCCGCCCGCAGTGGTAATTGATGCGGAAGTAACCTGGGCGCTAAGTGTGGTCATCGTACCAGTTGATGTGCCGCCTGTACCAGTTAGCGCTACAGCGGCATTGCCGCCACCGGTAACAATTGAGCCACTTGCTCCCGCATCTGGTATGCTATAAGTACGCGCAGCAGCCTGCGATGCGTTAGTGATAATAGTTTGAGTATTGCCAGCATTATCTGCCGCTTTTATAACCAGTGTACCTTTTTGAGTGGAAGGGGATGGCATACTAAGTGCAACACGAGTTTCCCAGGTGGTATTATCAATGGCACTAAAAGTAACCTCCCCTCCAATTGGTATATCAATTGATAAATTTACAGCGAGGTTATTGATAGCGTCCGATGTGTTTGGGAAAACTGAAAGAATAGAAGCGCCAATATTTTTGACTGTTTGCACTTGTCCTGCAACTGCTGTTAAAAGTTTAACAGAGTCAAAATTAGCCGCCACTGTAGTGACTGTATTGTATTGCGCTGTTAATGCTGTGGCACTAGCTTGTCCTCCGCCTGAAAATGCAGTAATGGTAGTGGCACTACTAAGAACCTGCGGCGTAGTAAATGTCTGCACTCCCGCAATAGTTTGTGCGCCTTGAGTAAGCAATATGCTAGAATCTGCCCCGCCATCTGGTAAAGTCACTGTGCGGGGTGCGGATGGTGCTGTTGAATTGATAGTTGTAGTGTTAGTTGTTCCAAGAACCAACTGATTTGTAGTCTTAGTTACTGTTAGTGCACCCGTGCCAGTAATGGTTAAGGCTCCTGTGGTATCTGCAATAGTTACAGCAGAATTTTTAATTAACTTACCAGTAGTACCATCAAATTTAGCAATAGCGGTATCTGTTGCGGTAGCGGGGCCAGTTACGCCACTATCGCCTAACACAAGTTGAGCGCCAGTTACATAAGTAACTTTTCCAGTAGCTGTATCATACATAGGAAAACGGCCAGTAGTAGGAGCGTTAGAGCCATAAGCCGATAACCTGCCTAACTCGCCAGGGATAAGAACATTTACCATAAAAACTTCCTTTAATAAGTGTTTAACATTGAATAAATTATAACAGCTCCCGTAGCATTATTTTTTCTTGTAGTGGCAAGGATGTTATTTTCCTCTATCATTGCCTGTGCCCAGAAAGCCTGATACATTTGCATATCCTGCCTAAAATCCCTTGAACCATAAGCTGCGGCCGTATATTGCAAAAGATTTGTAGCCTTTTCAGAAAAATCGTTAGTATCTCCGTCAGCTACAAAATCAGGATAGTCTTTTATATAATACGCTATAAGGTCATAATCCCTGTCTGGAATCGGGTAAACTTGATATCCCGCCGTTGCTAACTTAGCGAAATACCAAGGTTGCCCTACACCATTAGAAAGGTAAAAAGCATTATACATAGTTTCAGAAATCTTACGTAACGGATAGCGGATTCCTGAATATTGAATTACAAAACAATCATCAATAGATGGACATAACCAATCATCTGGCAATGGTACGGCCGCGTCGCCTTTACTTAAAGTAAGAGGAGGGTCAGTTTCTATTTCATTGAAATAAAACCGCTCATTCTTCCAATAACTCAAGGCCTCGTTAATTAATGCGCCAACATCGTCAGATGAAACAGCGGTATTGTTAAGGTCTTGCAACCTTTTCGATACCCACGTTTTCATCTGACTAAATGTTGCCATATTAATTAGTTACATAAGTGCCAACTTTACTAAAATAATCAAGCACCGCCTGAATATAAATAATACCAGTTGAGCCTGTTGTAGCTCCACCAATAGTTGCCACAATCCAACCATCTCCAGTTGTTATATATGGCACATTGGTTGCAGTAGGAACGAGAGGAATCGCCCCACCTGCCGCCGCTACCGTAGAAGCAGAGACAAACAACGTCTGGTTACTAGTATTAGCAACGGCATCGCTATAAATAACGCCAATATCTAAAGTAACACTTGTACCAAGAGCGGCGCAAAAGAATGAGGAGCTTGTAACTCCAATCTTACAGCCAGCATTGAAAGGAACTAGTCCGACAATAGTAGTTGTAGTTGTGCCGGATGGAACAGAAACTTGCTCATCCTGCATAAACGCGCGACCACCCTTATCTACCTTAGTATTAAGATAATCCGTTGAATTATTCTGAAAAGAAGTAGGAACTATACCTGGTTGTGTCATTGTCTATCTCCTTATGCGTGTGATGCAGCGTAGGTTGAAATAACGAACACGCCAATGTCAGAAGAATTAGATGCAACGGTCTTTTTAAGGCCATAAATCATCCTTCCTTCCAAACCTTTGAAGTAATCGTAATCTTTCAACTGGCTGAAATATTTAAGTGGAACCGATTTGTCGCTCGGACGGCCACCAAAAGGTGACGCAAAAGTAAGCGCATCTTTGCCAACCATAACCGCACGACGAACGGTTGTAATAACAGTACCTGTAGAACCATCAGAGCTATTAACTCCATAAGCCACACGACCCGCTTTATAAATATTCACGTTCTGGTACTGTCCTAGACACGGCATACTATTAAATAAGTAACCATCAAGCTGTGAGGAATCACCACCAGTAGTACGTGCAAGTGCCATTGGGAACCACTGGATTTTTCCAGATGAATCATGGAGCAAATCAGTATATTGCTCAGGCGATACAAATAAATCGTAAGTCTGGTCAGCAAGCATTTCTAATGGTTGGTTTGAAATTGCAATTTGTTCAAGAGCAACATCTACCAAATCAATAGTCATGGTATTACTGGAAGTTAAAGACTGGTCGTTTGCCTGTGAACCTGCACGTATAATACGGTCAGATGATGGAGCAACTGGTGTATTATGACCAGTAACAAAATAACGATTGCTTCCGCTCCAAGTTGTCTGATTCTGAGTCCAAGAAGTAGGATAAGAACCTGCAAGCTGATAAAAGCAAGAAGTATCAATCAATTCCATGTGACGATTAGGAATGACCTGACGAGTGCGCTCTGGGAAATCCACAAGCGTTCTCTGCTGCTCGATAGTATCATCATTAGGATTAAGTACGCCAATGCGTGTAACATTGATTGCAAGCGTAAAATAACCCAAATTAAGGGCTTCTTCGTTACCATCAAGTGTACCACCCTCACCAACTGGAATGCCAGTCAATTTATTGGTATAATCGTATGTAATATTGTCGCCACGCGCTTTCTGACCGAGGAACTCCTCAGCATAAAATACCGCGCCGCGTGAAAATAAGTGACCAAACACCCACCGCTGTCCTGGATTAACCCAGTCTTCCGTTGCCCAAACTTTGAGCGTCAGCGCATTGGAGGTTGTCATTGATGTGCTAGACATAATAACTCCGTTGTTAAAAACATGTTGATTGAAACAACTGCGATAACAAGGAGTTATATCTGGGTACTTACCCCCACTGTCCGTTAAGGTGGACGATACCTCTGTGTTTTAGCCTGCACGACCAGGTTTCGCAAATTGGCACTAACGTATGTGCAAACCGAGTGCTTTGAGAAGCAATGAAACTCTGCCCGTAAGTGGACGAATCTAATCTATCCGAGCCGCTCAAGAAGTCATTATAAGTTCACACCGTTTCCCTTATAAAATCTTGGAGGCTCGTTTCTAGAATATTATTATATTACATAAAACTTATGTAGATTGCAATAGTTTTATTATTTTATCAGTTTCATAAAATAACTCACAATATGCCGCTGAAATAATAGCAAGTTTGTTTTCAGCTGAAAATGTACTATTTTGTAATATTTCTTGAAGAAATTCCATACTATGTTTAGGATGCGCGCTAGGTTCAATTTCCATACATAATCCTCTGCTTATCTGCCTTAGAAAGTTTCGCCCATTCTGCTGAAGTTAGTTCTGCCGCGGCCTTCAATGTCATCATACCTTCCGAACGGCCATTAGTAGCAGCCATTCCAGCAGAACGCTTCCGATTTTCAGCTACTTTTTTCATATTTGGCTCTAGTTTTTCTTCTGTCGATTTGGACTCCTGCCTTTGCAAAGACTTACCAGTAAATCCTAGTCCTTTAGCTTCATGATATATTTCTTCCACAGGATTCTCATAACCGGCGCGTGCAAACTCACCAGCCTTTATGAGTATAGCTTTCTTAGTCATATCATTAAGCTCAACCTCAGACTTGCGAGGATTTTGCACTTTAAAAGATTGATATAAAGCCGAAGCATATTCAGAGGTTACAGCATCATATTTAGGATTTTCTGCCCTCGCTTTGCTTTCAAACATCATAAATTCACGTTCGGCGCGGCTAATGCGATGGTCGTCAATGATAGATTGAAATTCAGGAGGAAGCGGGGCTTGTTCTATTTGAACTTGATGAGTCTCTTGTTTTTTCTCTTGCTCTAGTTCTTCTAGCCTTTTTTGCAATCCTTCGGCACGTTTTTTTTCTGCCGCAGCTTCACGCCTTATTTTCATAAAAGCATCATCAACTTCAGGCTTTTTTTCTTCTGGTTTTTCTACGGGCTTTTCTGGCTCTTTTACCTCTTCTTCCTTCTCCTGCGTTTCATCCTCAGCTTCTTCCGCGTCATCCTCTTTCTCTGGCTCTTCAGGTGCAATTTCCTCAATTTCTTTAGTTTCTGATGCAGCAAGTTCGGCCTTCATTTTCTCAAGTTCGTCTTGTAAAACAGACATTTTATCTCCTAAATTCTATGTTAACTTTATTATCTTTTGGCAAATAAGCGGCTTCTATAGCCGTCCTCTTAGCCTCTTCAAGCGTTTTAATAGTTTCTGCGTGAGTCTTAGCTACTTGAGCATCCGTTACATTTCCCTCTTTAGCTGTTTTAGAGGCAGAAATAATATGTCCAGGAATTTCAGCTTTAGTACGCTGTGCGATAGCCAGATTCTTTTGTGTTTCTGAATTGGTTTTATCCACTTGACCGGATTGAATGTACTGTTGCATTTTCTGCATCTGTTGCTGTAACTGCACTAATTGTGGGTCTTGTTGTGGCTGCAATATCTGGCTCAACCTATCCCTTACATCTCCATATAAACGGTAAAATTGTAACGATTCTCAAAGGAAGGACAGCCCCTGCTGAACCTGTCCCACACCCATTAACTGAAAAGCCGCCTGTGACAACATCACGGCTGTTTCTTGCTTCTCATCCGTTGAAAGTGCGGCTTCCTGTATGTCAATATCATATTCAGGTGCTAATTTATCCTCGGACAGTTTAAAGAACTCATCACTACCATCTTGGCCAACCATGCGCACTACTGCACCACGGTTATTCTCAACCCAAATAGGGATAAGGTCGAGCATTAGGCGGCAATCTTCTTTTTGATA